GGCCACTGCGCGCCGCACCACCGGCGGCGGCCGCAGTGCCCGCCCCGCTCGCGCTTGCGGCGGCGGTGGCAGCAGACGTGCCGGCGGCCGCCGCGCGGGCGGCCGCCGCGATGCCGAGGAACCCGCGCGCTATCCCACCCAGGTGACCGATGAGCTCGACCGCCTTCAGGGCCACGAACGCGCCGACCAGAAGCTTGACGGCCGTCTCCGCTCCGCCGACCTTATCGACCACCACACCGATCGCCCGGACCACAGACCCGAGGATCTCGACGACGGAGCGGAATACGTCCACCAGCTTCGCGATCCGTCCTGGGAGCTTCTCACCGAAGTCTTGGATCCACGCGGTGAGGCGCGCCCGGTTCGCTGTCAGGAAGGCGGTGGCGCGCTCGCTCATCTCCAGGAACGCCGGTCCGAGCCCCGATAGGAGCGCGGCCTTCACGCTGTCGGTGGCCGAGCCGAGATCCTGGAAGGAGTCCTTCAGCTTGCTGGCCTGCTCCACGGCCTTCTGCTGCGGCCCGGCCAGCCGGAAGTAGCGCTGCCGGAGCTCCTCGATCCCGGCTGCCCCCTTGCCCAGCAAAGGTGCCAGCGCGACGCCGGACCCGCCGAACGCCGCCGCGGCCAGCGCGGCGCGCTTGGCCGGGTCCTCGATCTGGCTCATGGCCCGCGCCATGAGGTCGAACGCCTCCTCGTTGCTCTTGGCCCCCTTGACCTGGCGCAGGAGCGCCGGCGAGACCTTCTTCAGGAACGCGGCGAAGCGGCCGGTCCCGGCGCGGGCCTGCCCGAGGGTCTTGTTGAACGTCGTCAGGCCGGCGTCGAGTTCCTCGGCCGAGGACCCCGACCGCTCCGCCGCGAACCGCAGCTGGGCGAGGGCGTCAACCGTGAACCCGACACGCTCGGCGGTATCGCCGAGCGTGTCGCCCGCGTCGACCAGCTTCTTGAATCCGAAGGCAGCTCCGGCCGCGACGCCGGCAACGACGCCGACCTGGGTCGCGAGCCGCGTGACCATGCCGCCGATCCCCTTGAACCCGGCCGCCATCTTGTCGAGCCCCAGCCGCTCGTGCAGCGTCCCCATCTCCTTGCGGAGCTTGGAGAACGGCTCGAACACCTTGTCGAGCCGATCGTTGATGCGCTTGATCTGGGTGGTCGCCTTGTCGACGGCCCGGATCGATATCGAGAGCGCTACCTCTTTATCGCGGCCGGCCATGGCGCCTCGCTTGCTCGATCCAGAACGCGAACTCGTCCACGTCCATCGCCCAGACCTCTGATGGCTGGATACCCGTCAGGAGGACGAGCGCCGCTACTCCGTCCTCCCACCCACCAGGCATCGCTCGATAAAACCCAGCGCGATCGATACGACCTCGCCGGCGTCCTCCTCGTGGATCTTCTCCATGGCCGCCGCCGGCTGGCCGCACATACGGCCGGCGACAGTCATGATCCCCTCCATCGGAACCGGCTCGCCGACGCGGATCCCCTTCATGTCGCCGAGTTTGCCCTTGCGAAAGGTGAGCTCCTCGATCGTGGTCTTTCCGAACTCGATCGGGTGCGCCAGCTTGATCGTCACCGTGTCCGACATCAGGCGATCTCGTCCGCGCCCGAGCCCTCGAACCGGACTGCGATGTTCGCTTCTTCGGTGTTCCCCGTGCCCTCGCCGGCGAACCACGCATCGTTGAGCACGATGAGCTTGCTGTTGCCGAGTGCCAGGGTCACCGTCGCTTCGCGGACCAGGACCAGCGCGGCCAGGTCCAACGTCTGCCGGTCCGTGATCTCGCCCTCGATGAAGGCGACCTGTGGGGTCTCCTTGTAACCGTGGACGGTGTCCGCTCCGATGATCGATTCGCGAGCCGGTCGGCCGAGGTTGTAGGTGAAATTTCCCTTCGCGTCCTGCACCTCTCCGTTGATCTGGAGGGTGATGAGACCTGCCCTGAGCTGCGCCATGGATGCCTCCTACAGGCGGAACGAAATCTTGGCCGCCGTGACGATCAGCTGGTTGATCAGGTCGGGCGACAGCAGGAAGTTGAGACGGTTGGGATCTGTCGTCGACCGCTCGACGACCAGGTCCGCCTTGAACTGCTCGAATCCCTCGACCAGGCCCAGCGACTCCATCTGGCGAAACCACGCCAGCGACTCGCCCTTGCCGATCTTGGGAGTGATGACCGCCTGGCCGGCGCCGAACCTGGTCCCGTCGTTGGCCAGCTTGTGGCGCGGGTAGCGCGTCTGCATGCGGACCCGCCAGCTGTAGCGGAGGTACAGGAGGGTGAGCATGGTCGTCGCGTCGAGGTACGCGGTGTCGGCCGCGCCAGATGCCGAGACCTGATACGTGGTGATGATGCGGTCCAGCTGGACGACGCCGCCCGCGCCCACGCGCGTGGTCGATATCCCGTCGAACAGGAGCAGGTTGCGCTCCGTGAGGTCGAACAGGTCGGTCTCCGCCGGCGGGATGGCGCGCGACATCGTGAGGGTCTGGAACGGGCGGGCCGGATCGTCCGCGCCGTAGCGCGCGACGATCCCGGCCACCTCCGCCGCGAACTCCATGGGCGGCGTGAGCGGCGTGATGCCCGCCTGCGCCACGATGCATGAGTGCGGGCTGTTCCGCCCGTTGCCGAGGGTGGTGAGCGCGCTGAACGTCCCGGCCGCCGACGTGATGGCCAGACCGTCGATCATTCGCATGGAGCCATTGCGGCTCCTGAGCTCGGTCTCGATCGCGGTCAGGCTGGTCGCGTCCGTGTACGGGTGCGCCCAGACCTGGAACCAGATGTCGCCCATGGCGGCGATTAGGGTGGTGAGGACCGGATCATTGGACCCGCCCGACAGCTGCGCGACGGTCACGCTGGTGACGCCGGCGGGGAGCTTCTCGCCGTCGTTGTAGCTGTGCCGGACGTTGTAGGCGTTCCCGACGGTGCCGTCGTTGCGGAAGGTCAGCGTCACGACGCCGGCGACCGCGGCCGCCGTCACCGGAAGGTCCGCCGCGGCGTTGATCGCGGCCGCGATGGACGCGCCGATCGTGGTCGGGGTGTCGCCGCTCGCGACCGCGACGGGAATCCGCTCGCCGCCGAGGTAGAGCGCGATGGTGCCGGCCGCGGTGGCTGTGCCGACCACGGTGATCGTCCCGGTCGCCTGGACGCCGGCACCGTTGTCGTCGAGGACGCCGATCCACGTCTCCGTGACGCGGTTGCTGGCGAACCACGCCAGCGCCTGGCGATGGAGGATGGATCCGCGTCCGGCCTTGTCGATCACCTGCTCCACGCTGGTGACCTTGTGGAGCGTGTTGGCGGCCGCCGTGCCGGCCGCCGTCTTCTGGCCGATGATCAGGCCTCGATACGGCAGGAGCGCCGGCCCCTGCGAGGCCTGCGACGCGTCGAACTCGGCAGCGACGAATGGGACACGCAGGTTGCTGGGAACGTCGTTGAAGGTGATGGTCATGGCCTACGCCTCGCTCTCGCGCTTGCCTGCGCGCGGCGTGGGCCGCGGCGGCGTGCTGGATTCATCGACGCGGACGACCTCGCCGGCCAGCAGACGGCGCGTCCAGAACGACGTCTCCTCGACCTCGGCGCCATCCTCGGGGAGGACACGCCGGTTCTCCGGATCGCGGATGACGGCACCCGGAACGACTGGTCGGATCTTGATCCTCATGGTCCTGGGATCTCCTGCACCACCACTTCGTCGCGGTGCTGTTCGGTGTCGGGGACGCCGCCCACGACCATGCGGGTCGTGTCGGCGGTGATGAACTTGTCCGGCTCGGCCGGCTCCTCGGGAGCCATCGTTCGGTAGGTCGCGACGTAGGTGAGCACCACGAGCCCGAGCAGCCGACCGCCCTCCTCGACGACCTCCATCACCGTCGTGTCGAGGATCGAATCGCCGACCGTACCGCCGAGATACTGGTCGCGGTGCATGGCAGTCTCGACCTGGAAGGCGAGCTCGTCCATGGCATCGTCGACGTTGTCGTTTGCCTTGACCCATCCCTCGATCTGAATCGGCAGATCGCGGATGAGCGTACGCGGCCCCGTGGTGCTGCTGTCGGCAGAGACGGTGTCCTCGAGGGTGTACACGGAGATGGCCGGCAACTCGGTCGTTCGCAGCGGCACGATCCGGGTTGGGAACACGCGCTGGCCCGCATCCGTCTGCCCGAGAAATTGGGCGACGACCGCGCGTCGGATCAGTGTGCGCTGGTGGGGCATCAGGGTAGGAGCGGCCAGCCGAGTTGGTTGAGGAACACCCGCATGTCCTGGCCGGGGGCGCGGCGAACCTGCTCGCCGCGTGGATCCTGGCCGCCGAGCGAGGCCATCGCGCCGGGCTTGCCGTCCGGGGCCGCTTCGAAGGGGACGTCGATGACATGCAGCAGGAGCCTGATCGATCCCCCGACCGAGCCGTCCGGCTGCCGCTCGCGGATCTTGTAGGCCTTGCCCAGGATGGTGAGGAGCGGCTCGTCCTGGTCCGGGTGTCTTGGCAGGTCCTCGATACGCAGGAAGACCGCCGGGCCACCCTGCTCCACGCCGGCATGCGCGCTGCCCTGGACCAGGACGTAGTTCTCGTCGAACATGCCGCGCACCTCGACCGTTCCGGCCAGCGACTGGTAGGTGACCGCCACGCTGTCCAGGTGCTTCTGGACAGCGCGGTCGACCACCGCCAGCAGCTGGGCGAA